ATAAGCAAATACACTTGGGGCAAATTCATCAAAGGAAGCAGCTTAACAGTTTCCAGGATCCAAGACATTTTTGCAGCTATTTTCGTTTTATCAGAAAAAATGACGACTGATGAACTAGAAGCCTACACATACCAATATTTTCACTGCCTATCACTTGGTTGTTATCAGTATTCAAAGGATTGCAAGAGAGCACTTCACAAGGAGGCTTCATGTTAGAGGTTTCCTGGAATAACATTTGGCACATTTGCTTTTTTGTAGCTTTAGTTCTTTGCGTGGCTTTAATTATTGATGAGGCTGCTAAATGAAACACCTAATCACCAACCTAATCAATCAACCAGGTGGAATCACAGCCCTAGAAAAAGCCAGTGGAGTACACCGTCAATCAATTCACAACTTCTTAAACAACGACGGCTTAAATGTATTCAACTTTAAATGCCTAGTTCAAGGAGCTGAGAAGTTGATTGGTAAGAGCATTAAGAAAGACGTTAGTGAATATATTTATGGAGAAATTAAATGAGCAATAAAAAACCGAAGTTTAAGTTTGGAGATAGGGTTGAGTTTGAAGGCAACGAACTTTATGTTGTTCACTGGGATTCTAATGACAATAGGTATTACCTAGCAAGTAACTATGGTTCTACTTTAAGTAGAAATCTATGGGTTTACGGGGAAAACCTAACCCTCCTCCCAAAAACCAGAAACGAGATTCTTAAAGATATGATTGATGGTTACGAATTTGAGTGCGATTTTGCGAGATATAGATTCAGGGGCTCAAGGTTCAAGCAATGGAATCACAACAATAGGTCTTGGCATAAATGTTCACTTGATCAGTTTGATGATGCTGCCTTTCTGGCAAAACTTAAAAGAAATCCACCAAGGGGAACGCTAAAAAGTTTTGGAATTCTCGACCTTGAAATCACAGAGGAACAAGCCAAGAAGATCAAGGAAGTTATTGAGGGGGTGAGTTGTGAGCTTAGATTTTGATACAGCCCCATACTGCAAAACTAAAACCTGCACTAACCAACTAACCGCCCAAGCAGACGCAAAAAAGGGTATTTGCGGTCTATGTGCAGAAGATAGCAAGCCACCAAAAACAGAAGATCGTGTAAAAAACACCAAAGACATTTTCGTCTCATTCTCTGGCGGTAAGACATCAGGCTACATGGCAAAGCTGGTTAAGGATAAATACCAAGACTCGCACAACCTTCATTTTGTATTTATGAACACAGGCCAAGAGCATCCGAAAACTTATGAGTTTATCGAAAGGTGTGACAGAGAGTTTGGACTCGATCTCGTATGGCTTGAGCCAGTAGTCAGAAACGGTCAAAAGAAAGGCTCAACTCACAGGATTGTAACGGCAGAGACAGCGCATAGAGGTTTAGAGCTTTTTGAGGCAATGATTTACAAATACGGTCATCCAAATGTTAAGTATCTGCACTGTACTAGGGAACTAAAAACAAACCCTTTTAACAGTTATGTTAGATCACTTAATCTTGACTCTCATTTAACTGCAATCGGTATCAGGTCAGATGAAGCAGATCGTATGTCGGTTAAGTACATAGAGAAAAAGCTTTTCTATCCTTTAGTTGATTGGATTGTTGGCAAAAAAGAGGTTGAGGAATTCTGGTCAAAGCAGAGTTTTAATCTCGATATTCCCCACAGGCTTGGAAACTGTATGGGTTGTCATAAGAAGTCTTTTAAAAAGTTAATTGAAAACGTAAGAGATCCAGAAATTTACAACTCAATTAAACAGCTAGAAAAAATGCCAAGTCTAAAAGAGCCTAGAGAAATGTTTAGAGGCAATCGCAAAATTGATGACGTTATTAGAGACTTCATGAAAGACGACCCAGACCAAGAAGAAATGCGGTTAAGCTCAGGCTGCCAAGAATCATGCGAGGTGTTCAATGACTAACTTTGAATCATTCTGCCTTGGCTCAACTCTTGGCTTTATAGGCGTAGGGCTCCCAACTCTTAGAACTTTGAAAACAATCAAAGGCGATTACTTACAAGTGTTCTTCATAAGCCTTGCATGTTCAGCTAACCTTTATGCGTTTACCAATTTCGTAGTTGAGCAGAATTATTATTTTATGACAGGCAATATGTTTTTCGCTGCGACCTCAGTGGCGTTAATTGCAAAAACCCAACAAAAAACAAAGGAAGCAAAATGAGTAAGAATTGTTATTCATGTAAATATTTAGACTACTACGAAAAAGACGGCTACGAAGATTCTTCGCCAGAGGGCTTTATGTGTGAAGGTCGAGAGTTTAAGTCTTATCAAAAAGAACTAGACCACGAGGACAGCATGCAGCTAGAAAGCTATCGCCTTAAAGGCAAAGTTTGTTGTGTGCCAAAAACCAACTCAACCAAGGATGAGCAATGAAAGAACTAAAGTTTTACGGCACTAAAAAGACGTTTGAAATAATCAAGGCAGCTCTATTTTTATACGAGAAAGAGTTTGAAAACCACACTGTTTCTACCTTGATACCAATGGAACATTACAAGTCTCTCAGGTCATTAAGTGAGGACGCTATTGAAATAAGAACTCAGGTGCAAAACCTACTTGGTCACTACAAGGATGAGCAATGAATGGCACACCGGGTACACTTGAGCATTACATTGACTGGCTTAATCAAAAGGATCCAAAGATGAAAATCGACACAAACAAAACCATAGAGCATAACGGGAAAACTTATAGGTGCAGAGATGCGAGCATTAGTCCAGTTATTGTTTACAAGAACAGTTCTGGTTCAATGAAACCATATATGCTTGTTTTTAGTGACGAATATGGCATTTATGATTCAGTTCATCTTTATTCAACAATGAAGCAAATGGCTGGAAAAACAGAAAGTGCTTATGACCTCATCGAAATCAAATCCCAAAAACAACAGCTCATTGATTTACTTGAGAGAGGTATAAATGTTCCCTTCTCGGTGAAAGACTACAGGGCAAATACTTGGACTCTTACTTTTGGAAAATGTTTTAAAAATGAAACGCTCATAGATATAAATGGAGAACTTTGGAGTGACTACCGACCACTAACCCAATCCGAACTAGACAGCATGAGTTTTGAAAAACTAATCAACAAGGAGCGTGAGTAGTGAGTGAGTTAATTTACGATAAGACTTTTGAGGAAGCACTTGAGGCTGTTAATCAAGGTCACAGATGTAGACATATATTCTCAGGTGGTGAACAAAAAACACTAGATGACATGCTTCGGCTTGTTGAGAAAATAAAGCCTTACTTCCTTAGAGATGGCTGGGCAATCATCGAAAGGAAAACTGATAAAGAGTTACTGGTTGAGCATTTTAAAAAAGAAGATGCAACACCAGTTGCCATTATTATTAAATATAATGACGGTGAGAATACAGTAAGGATTGTGCATAGCTTGCATGACGGAAAGGTTTATTATTCTAATGGATTTGATTTCCTGTACAGCGTTGAAAGACTCGCAACCAAAAAAGAAGCCCTCTCACTTGTACTGGAGCGTGACGAATGAGCGATGAAATACTTAAAGATTTTCGGGAGAGACTTGGTTCAGTTATCAGAGATTATTGCAACACTCATGGCTGCGAAAACTGCGGCTTAAAGTGGGATGATGGCTGCTCTGCTACTGACCTGCAAGACAAAATAATGGATATTGAAATGGAGGAGTTTCTAGGGGATCGTGACGAATGAATTTAACAGATAAGCAGATTGAAACGGTTAAGGTGTTGGCTGGGTTTGATGGCAAGGAAGTTGAGATACACTGGTTTAAGCAAGAGTTTTTTCAAGGGCAAGCGAAAGAGCTTCAATGGGATTATTTAACCGACCTCAATAAACTTGCCGAACTTTATAGAAAGCTTTATCCGTTTTTCAACAGCGAGACACTTGATGAGAATCAATGTGATTTAGAAATACTTATTACTCACGCATTTAGAGCTGGAGACGTTGAACTTCTTGCTCACAGACTTGCGGAGGTAATCACCGAACTAAACCTAACCAACAAACCACCTGAGCAAAGAGAGGATTAAGATGAGTGAGAAGGAATTAGAGAAATTAGCAAATGAATACTGTGAAGAAACAGGGAGCATGTATTTTGACTATACAGATGCCAGTAACGAGATAAAGGACGCTTTTTTTGCTGGCTATAAAGCCGTTCAATCCCAACTAGAAGCTAAGATCAAGGAGCTAGAAGCAGAGAGGAAAGGCTATAACGAATCACTTGGTACGGTTCATGACCAATTCGATGAAAGCAGAAAGCTCAAGTACCAACTAGAAGCAGAGAAGGCGAAGGTTAAGGACTTTATAGCGGCATGCAGTGAAATAACCAATGCAAAGTATCCCAAGGGAATACTTGAAGGCTTAATGCTGGTCGAGCTTTTAGTAGAAAAACACAAACAAGAATCAGGAGAGAAGTGATGTTTAATCCAAGGTGCCCTAGGTGCGGGGTGAGAACAAAGAAGGTTAGAGAAAATGGATTACCTTTCTATAGGTATAAATGTGTTCCCTGTTGCGATTCCAGTGCCAGGGAAAACAGACAGAGAGAGCTAGAGGAAAGAATTGCAAAGTTAGAAAACAAGGAGCAAGCCGACCATGAATAAAGAAGAAGGACGCTGGTTTTTATACTTGTCGATATTATTAACAGCTTTATGGTTTATCTCAGGTGTGTGGGCTTTGCGCGAGACAGAGATTCGTGAAGACAAAGCAATCAATGAGCTATCAAGAAGTGAGGATCAACAATGAAGTGGTTAAAGAGAATGTTTATTAAGCTATATGATCGAATGATGGCGCATGAGCTTTATCTTGAACTTCACAAGGTTAGGTTAGAGGCTGAAAAGTTTAGGCATCAAGCTTGGATTAGAGATCACGAGATAATTGGGTACAAGATCAAGGTGATGAATCTGGAAAAGAAACTAGACGCAATAATTAACGGAGGTGGGGAGTGAGCAAAAAACAAAATAGACTACTATCTATCATGGCTGGGCTAATACTTTTGGGTGGATGTCTTTTTTTAGCCTTTAAGATATTAGGTTTTATTTGGAGGTTGATGGCATGAGCGAGCCAAATATAAATTTCCAAACATGGATATGCCCTAAGTGTTACGACGACCACGGTAAGGGTAATCATGAGAGGTGCAATAAAAACCTAGTGGAGGAAATCCAACAACTCAAAAAAGACCTAGAGCTTGCCAATAAAAAAATTGAGCTTTATGAGAAGTGTCTGGGGTTTTATGCGGATTCTTATCACTGGCATGTAGATGAGTTTAGGCGCTCGCTTTTAGATAGCGATGCCCACGATGACTATACGTTTTCATCTAATCACATGCCTATTGGCGGAAAACTAGCAAGAGAGACAGGGCGTTTAATTAAAGGGATGGAAATCAATAAGGGAGAAATTAATAATGGATAGGGGATGGACAGATAATGGCCCAGACTGGGAATTAGCAAAAGCTTTTAGGGATCAGCCTGATAGAAAGAAGGATGAATCTTCGCCATGCACGGAAAAAGAAGTTCTGGAAAAACAAATCACCACTCTCAAAAAAGCAGTTGAGATACTTAGGGCGAGTAATCTTTATTACGCTGACAAGGACAATTGGGAATTCGCAGTGGATGAGCATGACGATTGGGTGGCATCGATAAAAAGAGCAGATGCAATAGAAACCCATACAGGTGCATATGGTGGATTTAAAGCAAGGCAAGCAGAAGCAAAAGTTAAAGAGATTTTAGGTGATTAAAAAAAGCGAAAAAGCTTTTAAGTTATTGAAATTGTTTATGTGCATACGGAAATCAGTATAGAATCATTCTATACGGTTATTAGTATAAGGGAGGTTTTAAGTGAGTGATTTAGATGAGATGTTAGAAGGGGCAGCACTGGAGCTTCACAGGCAGCGCTCAGAGATAATGGAAGAAGATGCCAAAGAAGTAATTATGCAGGCTCTCAAGTCGGGGGATTTTGCTAGGTATGTAATGCCACATAATCAGTCGTTTAAGCATGTTTATATTCCATTTCAAAAAAAGGTATGGCTAGAGAGCAGAATTATTCTACTAGAGAGGCAGTTGGAGTGTGCGGTTGAAGCCTTGAATGAAATAACGATTTCTCATTTCAAGCCATACATTGACGATGTAATTCATGAAGCACTTGAGCAAATAGAGAAGATCGGGAGGAGTGAGTAATGATTTATCCACAAGTAAGCTGTGAGGAGTGGTCTAAGCTTTACAACATTAGAGTGATTGAAGGTAGTTGCCCTAAGTGTAAAGCCGATATAGTCGCAAATATACCTTTTGCCATGAAAGGTTATCGTGGCTTAAAAAGCGAAGATCATGGCTGTGGCGAAAAATACACTAAAAAAGTCTTGGTACCTCACAGCGAGGAAGAAAAAGATTTCTGGAAAGGGATCGCAAATTCATTGTAAAAAGTTTGATATTAATAGAGAAAAAATGAGTAGTCCGGAATTTCCGGATAGCTGAGGATATAGAAGAAACATAAATAGAAAAGATGAGTGTTTAGGAATTTCCTAATCACTGAAAAGCCACGGAGGATTATGAAAATACCAAGATCAATAAACATATTTGGAAAAGATTGCAAGATCGTAAAAGTTAAAGACCTGGTTAAAAAACATGAAGCATACGGAAGATTTAAGCACAGTAATTTCACAATCGAGCTTGATTCAAAAATATCAGGAGAACTATTACGAGTAACATTCCTTCATGAACTCTTACATGCAGTTTTTGAAAGACTGATGCTAAATGATGACTTTGACGAGAAGACAGAAGAAAAGCTATGTGACCAGATCGCAACTTTTCTAGCAGAAAATTTTATAATTTATTTAAAGAAAGCCTAACCCACTAGGCAAAACAAACGGAGACAATATGCCAAAAATAATCGATAAAAAAGAACTATCAGAAAAACTTAAAATATCAGAACGAACAATTGATCGACTAAGAACCAAAAAGAAAGATCCACTACCTAGCTTTAAGCTTGGTGGGCTGGTAAGGTTTTATGAAGATAAGGTGAATAATTGGTTGTTTAACCAGGGGTTGAATTAAAACCCTACAATCTCCCCAGCCTTCTTCAAGTAATCCTTTGAAAGATGAGCATAAATCATAGTGCTTGCAATGTCTTTGTGGCCTAGTAGTTTTTTTAGCGTAAACACATCACCGCCATTCATCATAAAGTGACTGGCGAAAGTATGTCTTAAATCATGAAATCTAATCAGTGGAATATTATTCTTTACCAGGAACGGCTTAAAAGTACGGCTGCAAAATCTGTTAGTTTGAATTGGCTGGTTATTGACTGTAAACAAATAGCCATTCTTATCAGCTCTTTTAATGATATCTTTAAGGCTTTTGTTAATTGGCAAAAACCTCATCTCACCAGTTTTAGTTCTTTTTAATTCACCTCTTGATAGGCTCTTATCAACCCTTATTAGCTCATTATTTAGATCAATTGACCTGTTAGTTAGCGCAGCTATTTCTCCAAGCCTCATGCCTGTATTTAGAGCAAATAAAATAATATCTCGATGCTCCCAGCCCTTTGATTTTTCCTTAAATTCATTCACTTCATCAACTGACCAATATACATGCTCATCTTTTTGCAGGGGGAGTGCTTCAAACTTGTGAAGTGGTGTTTTTTCAATTTCTTCTTTACTTAAAAGACTATTGAACAGGGCTTTTAATAGATTAATATGACTATTAACCGTTCTTGGATGAAGCCCTTTTTTAGACAGCGAATCTCTAAACCTAGTGCAGTCCGATCTTGTTATTTCATCAACCATTTTATCTTTGAAAAACTCAACACAATATTTCATTGTTGCGTGATAATCCCTGATAGTTGAATTTGCTCTTGTTGGAACACGCTCTTTTATGAATTCAGACCAGGCATCTTTAACAGTAAAATAACTGCCTTTATGAGCAATCTTTTTATCTGTGTCGAAATTGGCCTCCCATTTCTTAGCTGCCCTTAGCGTTTCAAAGGTTTTTGAATAGCGAATACCGCCCGACATGAATCTTGCCATGTAGCGTGCACCCTTCTTAGAATTTCTTTTTATAATTGCCATTGCCACATTTTTGCCACAAGGATTTTGAAAAGTCTATAATTTCAATAACTTGAGCGGTCATGGTGGAGGTACCCGGGATCGAACGGCTACTTTTTGGCTAAAACTGCACACAGCACATCTAGAGGTGAAACAAAGCCGGTTGCCCTGTACTTATAGTGCTTTTGACTGTTTCGCAGCCTCGCTAAATCTAGTCTTTTATGGACAGTATTTGCCATACTTTGACCTGTTTTTTAAAAAATTGCCACATTTTTACCACATTTTTTTTGGGGATATGTACTCTTTTTCGGGGTACATTGAATAGTGCTCATCTATTGAGTTTTAAAAATAATAGTTGCTATCTATCAACCTTTAATCTACAATTATTCATGTAGGCTTACGTCCCACTGGCCATTTCTTAATGGTTGTCTTTCTTGGGGAAGCAATTCCCCATGTCTCTTTTAAAATATGTCAGATTTAACTACTAAAGCAGATACCGAAATTTCTCTTGAGCGTCTTTTGGGCAGCGAAAAGCTCGCTTCTATGTTCATGGATTCAGAAGTCCAGGAACTAATGGAGACTAAAAGCGAAAAACATCTAAGAGAAAAACTAAAACACGCAAATATTAAAATCATTGATTGTATCAGGCTTTCATTTTGGCATGAATACGATCAAGCAGTTGCTAGAGATACTCAAATGTCGATGACTAGGGTTTATGCTTCGGTATGCACTCATAGAGCTTTTTACAGACATTTAGAAGATCCATGGAAGGCTGCCTATGTGTTCACTAGACCAGTTAAACAGACGTTATTAGTAGAAGCGTTGCAGATGAGGATTCTGGATCGTTTTGATGATGTTCTTGAACTCTCACTTGAAAATGGTGACGGTGAGATTGATAACAAGTTAATTAAAAACTTAATTGATATCTACAAGATCAATGATTTAAGGCTTCACGGTGGGCCTATGCAACACACTCGATCTGAGAGTGTAAACTACAACGTCAACACCGATGATCCATCAGTAAAAAAGAAAATAGATTACAAAAATATGGAAGTTGAAGAACTTGAAAAGCGTTTGGCTGAACGTAGGGCATCACTGTTAAGTGACGCAATTGACGTAACGCCTGATGACCAAGACTAGAGAAGATTTAATACAAGAACTTGAGGCAATGGACTACATCAATAAGATGAGGTCTAAGCTTCCGCATTTGTATCAGTTTAAGTTTTATCCCTGGCAGAGAAAATTTTTGGAAGCCACGAATCGCTTTTGCATACTGTCAGCCGGAAACCAGATCGGTAAATCTCACATTCAAATCACCAAGGCTATTAAATGGGCAACCAGCCCGAAGCTCTGGCCTTCTTTATGGAAAAAAACACCAAATTTGTTTTGGTATTTATATCCCTCAAGAAAAGATGCAACTTCTGAGTTTGAGCTTAAATGGAAAGGTTTATTGCCTGATGAATCGCTGAAAGATCACCCTATATATGGATGGACTTTTAAGTATAAAGGTCAAGACATCCACTATATCAAATTTAACTCTGGCGTTCGTATTGAATTCCGTGCTTACAAGCAGGGTAAGAAAGCCCTTCAAGGTGCAACCGTTTACGCTCTTTTTTGTGATGAAGAATTGCCTTGGGATTTAGAGGGAGAATTAAGGCTCAGGTTAAATGCTAACAGTGGATATTTCTCAATGGTTGCAACTCCGACTATTGGGCAAGATGAATGGAGAAGGGTTATTGAGCCTGATCCTAAAAACCCAGAAGAAGAAGTCTGGCCTGAGCACGAGGTGGATATTCTGAAAATGAAAGTATCGGCCTATGACTGTCTTGAATATGAAGATGGAACAGAAACCGAAGTTACTGTCGAAAAAATTAAAGAGCTAGAAAAATCACTAACACCTAAGCAAATTAAAGTCAGAATTTACGGTGGATTCATGAAAGAGGATGGACTTCTTTTTAATGGATATGACGAGCAAAGGAACACCAGCAACCCACACCCATTGCCAAAAGATTGGAATTACTTTTGCGGAATCGATTATGGCTCAGGTGGAAAAACAGGTCACAACGCTGGAATCGTGGTTGTTGCTGTATGCCCTGAGTATATCAAAGCAAGGGTTGTTTGGTCATGGCGATCAAGCGGTGAAGATGTAACCAGCGGTGACATTTTAGAAAAGTACAAAAGAAGCGTATTAACGAGATTTAAAATCACTCGCTGTTTTTATGATTATTCAGCAGCAGATATTGGGATTTTAGCAGCTAGGCATGGAATATCAGTTGAAACCGCTAACAAGAAGCGTGAACCAGGATTAAATCTTTTAAACACTCTTTTTAAGCACGGTGCTCTTAAAATCATGACTGATGAGCATACAGATAACACGCTTTTATTAGCTGAACTAAGATCAATTCCTATAAATGCAGTCAAGCAGTCAGTAGAGGACACACTCTCAGACTCTCTTAGGTATGCACTCTCAAAGCTCAACTTTCAATTAGAAGCAATCAAAAAACTAGACCCAAAAGAAGAAGTTAAACACGTTCCAAAAGAGCGAACAAGGTGGACTGACAATGGCATCTATACGCAAAAAGAAAAAGACGAAATCATCGACGAAATCAGTGAAATCAACTCAATGTTCGACCTTGAATATTAAAGACCTTTGCAAGCTAGTGAGAACTTGCTCTGAATCTGGGGTTAAAGAAATAGAGATAGGTGATATCTATATAAATTTCTTGATGATAGAGCAAAACTATGAGAATATTGAACCGATGGCAGAAAATCAACTGCCACAGCCCTCTGAGCTATCACCAACCAGTGAAGCCGAACTCTTAGAAGAAATTGAAGATTTAGAAATGCTAACGGTAGACCCTGATGAAGCGGAAGACTATCTACTAGCTCAGTTCGACGACTAGGCAGTTAATGGAATTTAAACCAAAAGATCAAAAAAAACACCAAGAAGATTGGGATAAGTCGACTCGAAAAGATAGCAGTATCTTTAAGTCGTATCGCCAATTTATGAATTACTACATTGGAAACCACTACAAAAAAAGTAGTCGTGTAACCAATGAGTTCAATAAAAGATTTAAACATAACTCTCAAGACAATGACCTAGACGTTAGAGTTACGAGAAACCATATCCACCACATTGCCTCAAATGCAGTTAATAGTGTTTTAACTCTCGCACCTGATGTTTCGCCTATGCCTAACTCAGAAACCGAGATGCAAGACATTAAAGCTGCCGAGCTGCACGACTCTATTTACGAGTTCCACAAATCAAAAGATAGATACGATGAAAAAAAGAGGCTCGCTGTAAAAGACCTCGTTGTAGCTGGTGAAGCGTGGTGGTTTATAAACTGGAATCCTAATCTCGGTGATGTAGTTGGAACAGACGAAGAAGGCATGGAGGTCAGAACAGGGTTGGTTGAAACAAAAAGAATACTTCCCTATAACGTGAGAATTGACCCTAGTGCTGATTCAAAATCAGAAGCCGCATGGATGGGTTTTGAAGAACTTATGGACTACCAGGAATTAAAAAGCCAGGTAGATGAGTCGCTACATGACAAATTAGAGGCAGATAAGGGTAATTATATTACTTACTCTGGTGGTCAATATAAAGAGCATAAAGAAAAAAAGGTTAAGGTAAATTATAAGTTTTACAAGCCTTGTGCAAAGCACCCTAAAGGTAAATATTGTGTCTTTACTGGCTCAGTTATTATTCACGAAGAAAATGAGCTCCCATTAGGGATTTTTCCATTAATACATATGGACTATGATGAGATGCCTAATTCGGCTCGCTCAGTATCAATTGTTAAGCAACTTATCCCTTTTCAAGTCTTAATCAATAAAGCAATCAGTTCAGCAGTCAAGCATTGGATTACCCTCGGTGACGATAAGCTAATTTTAAATGCTGGATCTACACTTCAAAGAGGGGCAAGCGTTCCTGGTGTTAGGACTCTAGTCGTTAATGGTGAAAAACCAACAATCCTAGCTGGTAGAAATGGATCACAATATATTGAAACAATCGCTCAAAACACAGAGGCCATGTATAAAGTTTCAAATATGTATGAGCTACTTGAGGAAAAAAACTCAGGTCAATTTGATGCAATTACAGAGCTAAGTCGTACAGCAAAGCAAAAAGCAAGATTCACTATATATGCAGAGAAGTTTGAAAACTTTCTAAAAGAAGCTTGCGAAATTACGCTTAAATTATATAAGGCCAACTTATCAGATGATGCTTTCGTTAAGCTCGTTGGCAGAAGTGAAAGAGTAAACATCCCAGAATTCAAAGCCTCTGACGATCTCTCTTTTCAAATTAAAGTTAAACCAGGAAACGAAGATGCTGAATCAAGACTAGGTAAATACTTAGTTCTTAGAGATTCAATGCAATATCTTGGTGGTCAAATGTCACAAGAGCAAGTCGGACAAGTTCTTAGAAATCTTGCCTTTGTAAATGGTGAAGAAATCTTTTCTGAGTCTACTTCTAAATATGACAGAGCTAAAAACATAATTCTGGCTCTTGATAGAGGTGAGGCAGTAATGATTACTGAGTCTGATCCTGATGTTGATTACATTATTCCTAAATTATACGCACGAACAAACAAGGCTGACTTTCAATATTTTGACGAGTCTATTAAGGCCAACTATGACGCTGCTATTGAAGCTTATGAAATGGCAAAGGCAGCACAGATGGAGAAGCTTAAAAGAGCTGAGTCTGAGTTCTTGCCTACTGACGGTGCTCTTGTGCCAGTTGAAGGTCTTTATAAAGAGACTATCGGAAGTAAAGGTCAAGTTAAACATGAAAGAGTTAAGTTGCCTCTAGCAGCACTTCAAGAGCTACAAAAGAGATTAGAGCAACAAGGCTTTTTTACAGATCAATTTTCAAATATGCCACAAGGACTTCAAGCTCAAGTGGCAGACCAATTCTTACAAAATCAACAACAGCAGCAACAACCAATTGCTACTGAATCAATGCCCAACCCACAGGGCAATAACGTAGGAGAATACTAATGGATGCAGAAACCATGCAGACAGAAGAAACAAACGAAGCAGAGATCAACGAGACACAGGAAGTGGAACAAGACCTAGCTTCAACAGATGAAGTCGCTCAACCAGAGGCGCAACTAGAGGGAGAAGAAGCTGAACCAGTCGAGAGTGAATTTACACCAGATTTTACTTACAAGGCGCTAGGTGAAGAAAAAGAAATTCCCGAAAACATTAGATCACTTATCAGCGACCAGGAGAGTAATGAGTATTGGAAAAAAACCTTTTCTAAAATTGATGCTTTTGACCAGATAGCTGAAAAAAAAGATCACTACAAAAACGAAGCGGCTCGATATGCCCAAGAATTCGAGGCTTTTAAATCTGAGAAACAGGATGTGCTTAATCAGGTTGATATGTATAACCACTTCGTAGAAAAAGGCGATCAATTAAGTGCTCTAGCAGCTCTTGGTGTAAATCAAGATGCAATTATTCAAACTGCCGTTCAGTTACTTGAAGCACAGGAGAAAGGACAACCAATCCAAGACCCTAGTGTAAACATTCAATTGAAGCAGTATGAAGACCGTGTTGCTCAATATGAACAGCAATTTCAGCAAAGAGAAACCGAACAAGCTCTAAATCAAATTAACAACATTGTGGCTGAGAATTCAGACGTTGTTAGTGCTTTTGATTCACAGCTTGGTGAGGGTGCTTTTATGAAACAACTTTTCGAGTATGGAGCCATGAGAGAAATGCAGGGTGCAGTTCTAACACCAGATCAAGCAGTTAATGAGTTTATTAGCAAGTATTGCGTAGGCTTTAAAAACGCTGCCTCTCAAGCACCTGTAGAAACAACAGAGCAACCACAAGTAAAAGCCCCTGCTAAACCAGGCACGGCATCAATCAAAACACTTACCGGTGGATCTAGTGCATCGGTGGTCAAAAAAAGACCTTCGAGAATTAGTGAAATTGGAAAGAATTAATATTTTTTAAAAACGTGCTTACCCACAAGCACATAACAAAACAAACAAAGCGGAGGCCTAAATGGCAGATAACAAATCGCTAACGGATCTATTAAGAGAGCATGCTCCTTATGATCTACTAGCAAACGAATTTAAAGACAGAGTTTTTGCTCTGAACATGATTGACATTAAAAAAGACTGGAAAGGACATGGCCCTTTACGAGTTCCTTTTGTTGAAGCGCCAGCATCTAGTATTGCGTTCGGTGGATATTCAACAAACATCGCACCAGTTGAAGCAGTAAAAGGTACTGTTTCTGAGCCAAACTTTATGACTGGTTCAATCAAGTTTAACGACATTGATTTACAAATTCATAAAGGGAAAATTAACGAAGGTTCTTTTTTAAAGATGCTTCCAACTGAACTTGAGCGCCACGTGCGTTACATGAAGACTGGTTTAAGTGGAAACCTTTTAAACGGTGCTGTTTTAGCCAAGGCTACTGACGACGGTACTGCTGGCGGTGTACTTGCAGTTGATAGACCTGATAGATTTGTAATTGGTCAAGAGATCCAAGATAACGCTGACGACACTTGGTATGTAATTGCAATTGATAGAAATGCAAAAACAGTAACGCTTTCTGCTACTCGCGGTGGTTCTGCGGCTGATATTTCTTCTGCAATTGTTGATGGTGAAAACCTATACCTTCCAGGAGCAAAGGCATCAAGTTTTACATCTTTTGCTGACATTCTTTTGAGTGCAACAAACGGTGGCTCAGATACTCTTTACGGAAAAACTAAAGCTAGCTACACGTTCCTGAATAACGCTCAGTTTGATGGTGGCAACTCTGATGCGGATTCAATTGTCGGTGATCTATATGACTGGACAACTGATATTGCAACTTACCACGGTGGAGCTCCAACTAAAATCGTAATGGACTTAGGAAACTTTGCAACCATCATGAAAAAAGTTGAAGCGACAAAAGGTGGATTCAACATCATTCCTGAGAGTAAGAAAACTACAATGTACGGATATCACAAGATTCAAATTCTTGGAGCTGGTGGAAACGTGCTTGAGTTCTGTGGTGTTAAAGAAATGGACAAGGATAAAATGTATATCGTTGACCCTTCAACTTTCAAGTTCCACACAGACCAATTAGTTAGACGTGTTGTCTCTCCAGACGGTGACGAATACTACACTGAAAGAAGCGGTACAGGTTACACATACATTTCAGATCACGTTGTTTACGGTGATCTTGTTTGTGACAACCCATGCGGAAACGGTGCAGTTCACAGTCTTTCACTTTAATTTTTTACTAGGCCCCTTGCTTTTCAGCGAGGGGCTTTTTCACGGATAAATTATGGATATAGGTTCAGAATTAATTGACGCACAACTAGAGATCAAAGCAACCGATCGAACAAGTGATGCAACTCAACTAGGAAAACTAGAATTTAGCAAGGCAAGTGACTGCATGATTGTGCAGCTTTCTAGCAAGATTCAAAAGGTTTTAGATGGGTTTGTTGGTGATGTTAAGTATTCAATGCTTACAGAAACACAAATGCAAGATGAATACGGCGATGATTGGATTCTAGCAGATGGTGGAGACGTTACTGGTAGTAAATACGAGGCACTAACAGGTAATTCAACCGTTCCTGATTTAAGAGGTGTTTTCATTAGAGGTAAAAATAACTCTAGGGAAGATGGAAATGAAAACCCTGCCGGAGAAAATGATCTAGGCGATTTTGAAAACGATACGACAAGGACGCCTAGAAATACGGCATTTACAACCAATTCAGACACTCACAGCCATACATTTACAAAGAGATATGGAAGTGAATCATCTGGTGGGTCATATGTTTGGAGTATTAACGGCTCGTCAAGTAGCTCGCAATCAACATCATCAGACACTCACAGTCACAGCATTACCGGCGGTGGAGACGATGAAACAAGACCTAAAAACGTAACATTAAACGCATTTATAAAAATTAACTAATGAGAAAAGTAGCACTACTAGGAAAAACAAGAACAATCGAAAGAAACGCCACTCTAAATGGTGATGAGTCTCTTGTGGTTGCTAGTGCTACAAGCGCAGATACAAATATAAAAATAGATTCCAAACATGAAATCGATGGCAATGTAATTGTCATTAAGAGATCCGGCACAAGCGTATATGACGTAAATGTTATCGGCAAAGGTTTAAGTCAATCACTTACCTCTGATAACGAAGTTTTAACTATCCAGTACAGCAAAGACTTAAACTCTTTTGTTATTATTCCCAGTGGCGGAACAAACGGTGCAGATGGTGCGGATGGAAGTGACGGCGCAGACGGTGATTCAGCTTACGAAGTTGCAGTTGCTGAGGGTTTTGCTGGCGATGAATCAGCATGGCTGGCATCTTTGATTGGTGAAAAAGGTGACACTGGAGACACAGGTGCAACAGGCCCACAAGGCGAAAAGGGTGACACTGGAGACACAGGCCCTGCCGGGGAAGATGGGGCTGATGGTGGAGTTTTTGTAACTTCTAATCCAATTGGTGCTGTCTCATACTGGTTCACAGACACAGCCCCAGACGATCATATATTTCTAGAAAACCAAGATTTATCAAGAACAGTATATTCAGAATTATTTGCCGTATGGGGAACAACTTACGGTGTCGGTGATGGCTCTACAACCTTTGGAACACCACAAGTTGCGGATAGATTTATAAGAACTATCGGAACTGGTGGCGGTGTAGATGCTGGATCAAGGACTGATAGGGGTGATGGAACTACAGGTGATGAGGTGGGTACGCTTCAAGGTGATGCGATTGAAGAACATGGGCATGATGTTGATGTAGTTACCGGACATGGAAATGGGTCTTATAATGGGAAAATGGTTCAGGGAACCACTGCTGGCGGAAGTCCAACGAGAGGAACTTACGGCTCTCCCACCTTATCAAGTGCAAACGCATCAACCGAAACAAGACCAAAAAACATTTACGCAAGAATGATCGTAAGGCACAAAGTCACAACGGGAAGCACTTTATACAGCCCAACAGCAGCAGCACAATACTATGACAGCACTGGTGGAACAGATGCCGACTCAACAACATATTTAAAAATTCCTTTTAACTCTAGCAATTTTGAAGATGATGGCTTCTCAAATTCATCAGGAACAATAACTGTCACTGATGCTGGAAGATATGAGTTAGGTTCATTTATTTCAGTAACAGGCTCAACAAGCAATTATAGATGGACAGGAGAGCTTGGGATATTCGTAGAGGGTTCAGAGGTTAAATCTGTAACGGGTGGCTACATAAGGTCTTCAAGCGGATCAAATGAAACCTATCTATCAATAGACCACATCGTCGACTTAGAGGCTGGTGACGAGATTGAAGTAAGAGTTAAAAGAATTAATTCCAGCTCTGGAAATGCCACAACTATTGCGAATAAAAACCAGTTATTAATAAAAAGAATAGACACGATTGGAAGTTTATCGCTAACAGGAACACCAACAGCCCCAACGCAAGCAGTCAGTGACGATTCAACAAGAATAGCGACTACCGAGTTTGTTAAAGACGCAGGGCTTGGATGGGGGCAGGCTTGGACTGATGTAACAGGAAGTCGGTCAATTGGAGTAACCTACACAAACTCAACGGGAAAGCCAATACTGGTCACGGCCAACGCAAGAAGTAGCGCAGCAGGAAACCTGTGGAACCTTACAGTTGACGGATCAGTTGCCGCCTATTCTTCATCTTCAACAAATAGTAGTTTTCTTAATTCCTGCACAGTATTGGTTCCAGACGGCTCAACATACTCATTAAATAACGGCAACAATTTATATTTATGGACTGAGTTGCGATGAAATACTTTAAAAACAAGCAAGGCAATTTATTCGCAGATCCATCAATCGATGTAATTAAAAACCATCAACTTCAAGAAATATCAGAAGAAGAATTCAATAAAATACTCACCAAGATAAACACGCCAAGTGAAGAAGATTTAAAGCGACAAAGAATATCTAAGCTTCAAGAGCTTCTAAGCAAAACAGATCACAAAGTCCTTCCAGATTATGACCAAGACAGTACCAAGGTAAAAGAGCAAAGACAGCAATGGCGAGAAGAAATAAGAAAACTCAAGGAGCAATTTAATGATTAACAAAGACTACGGAATAAAAAAACCAGAATCAGGGGACAGTGGAGAGCTGGTGTTTGACGCGCTTGGGAGTAACATAGATCAGCAAGAAGCACATACCCACGATGGTACAAATAGTGCCAAGATTAGCGCTGCATCTATCTCAAAATCAACAGTAGCTGTTTCATCGGCTAGCTGGCTTACGGTTACAGATAAGGGGTGGAGAAAGCTTATCACATGCCCATCAGGCTTTAATATTGAAAGCTATTTGCCAATTTTTAGAACGTCTGACTACAGACTTATCAATCCGACAATTGAGCGAGTTACATCAACGACTTTTTATATGACTCAAAACATTTCTAGTTCTTTGGAATTAACGGTGATTTTTTAACATGGCACAAAGGTACGAACTTAAAGATTTCACAGGTGGATTAACCGATTATATTATCGACAACACGCCTAATACTTTTGAGGTCTTTGAAAACATTTCCATATTGCCTGACAGAAGCATTGAAACTAGGCACGGTTGCGCTCTTTTGCATGAAAGAGATTCAGAGGGAACAACTGGAAAGGTCACATGGAATGGTCAGTTTCACGGCAGCACAATACACTTTGTAGAAGGCAAGCTCTATGTCGATGGCGTAGAAACAGACGGTGAGGGTGGCAATCCAGCATTTTACAATGACTCTGCATCAACAGTTATAACGGCCGCTTCTGATGGTGACTTTCTAGTAGCTGCATCAAGTGACAAGGTAGAAACAGTCAGGATATATGAAAATTCATCTAATAATATTGTAGCAATAACAAATGGTGTTCCAGCAATATCAAGCGCACCTTCAACATCGAGCTCGGCTGGCTCATCGGTTTATGGTTATAGATTTTATTATCAATACAGCTATTCAACTGCCGCTAAATCATACATCGACATAGGCCCATTTTCTGACGTTATTCATACAGGAGCAGCAGATCCATCATCCAACAATATTACAATCTCATCTATTAGCTTTCCTTCTAACGGCTCAAATCTTAACTATGACCTTGATAATTTTAAGTTACTTATTTTTAGAACTACAGACGGTGGTGGAACGTATTACAAAGTAGGTGAATATGACTACGCAGATAGTGGCGATTTTACTGATGATGTATCAGATGATGATCTTGTTTTAAACGAGGCTATCTCTGAAATAGAATCTTATCCAGCCCCAAAGGCAAGAATTGTAGGCAGAAACCAGGGCTATTTTTACTACGGAGATATTAACGACACGGACGGTTCCGAAAGACCAGACTTGGTTATTCAAGCTTATAATGGCTCTCCTGGTGAAGTTAATGCAACCGCCACAGTTGAACTTCCTGATAGATGCACAGGTATATCAAACTTTAGAGGGCAAACAATTGTCACAACAGAAGACGAATCTTTTAGATTAAGTTCTTTTTACGGCTTTGATGGATCAGGCAATGTGCAGCCAATAACCATTAGTAATGAAATAGGCTGTGTATCTCCAAGGTCAATGGCGATTACCAATAGGGGGCTGTATTTTGCCTCGATTGATGGGATTGCCTATACCGATGGATTTCAAGCTGCCATCACAACTGAAAATAAGCTAGAAGATTATTACCAAAATATATCAGACTCGGAAAAAGCAAGAATCTCTGCAACTTACGACTCTAAAAATAAAGTAGTCAAGTTCACAATCGAAGACAGAGAGATATTGTGTTTTTATGAAAAGTTTGGCTGCTTTACCAAGTGGACTGGTGATGGAATATCCGCAACATCAATTCACTATGAAGACGGTGTTTTATACAGAGGTGATGAATATGGAAATATCATGCAGCATCGAAGTAGTGATTATGACGATATTATAGTTGACCTAGATATTGCAAGCTCTATCTGGCAAGCAGCTCCCATTATATGGAAGTGGAAAACAGTCCAGCTCGATATGGGCTTTTTTGAATTAAATAAATGGGCAACCAAGATAGCCATTCAAGGAAAACCCGACACTAAAAACCTTATACAAATTAACAGATACAACAACGGCTCAGATACAGCTTATCCATGCCAAGTGATTTCTTACTTACCTGGCTTTGAGTGGGGTGACCCAACATTTACATGGGGCGATCCAGGGTTTGTATGGGATAAGAGAGAAAACCTTTCAAGGCACAGAAGGTTTAAAGCTGGATCTTTAAGAGCGAAAGAAATCCAACTAGAGGCAACCAATGGCTCTAAAACATTAATGAATTCAACCGATGACACTGACTCTTATATTGTCATTGATGCTACAGCAAAAACAGCAACGCTTTCAGACCCTTCATCTTACGAGTTCTTAGAGAATCTTTACGGAGCAACACTAACACTTGAAGGTGACAGTAACACTTACACGATATTATCAACAACTACAACGACAATGAGAATCTCTGACGATGACGATAATCTATCTGATGGTAGCTATGAATATTCAATAACAGGCATTCCCAGAAGTGAGAGAGTTCACCTCAGATCAGTCACTACGTACTTCACGCCAATGGAAATAAACGAGGCCGATAATGGTTGATATTGACCTCTCACTCATCCAAGACCCTAGCACAAGGGAAGCATTAAGGCTCATCCTGGAAGCCCTTAACTCAACCGAATTACTCATCACAGGTAAAGACAAAAAACTTTACGCGCTCACAGTCGAAGATAACCGCATTAGCATAGAGGTAAAAAATGGCCAGTAAAACATGGGGCGAAGTTAAAACCGAGATACTAGAAGAACTAGACGCTCAAGACGATCAAATCGTAACAGACCAACAAATTTCAAACTGGTACAACAAGGCAATTAAAATAGCTGAAAGTTACATTAATTCACTAGCAGAAGACTACTTTCTAAACTATGAAGCTCTTGAAATCGTCAGCGATACAGCCGAATATGATCTACCATCTGATATCTATGCAGATAAAATTAGAAAGATTGTCGAGGTTAGAAATTCCGATGAGGTATATGAAGTCACTCAACTAGAAGATCCAGTTGAGTTGGAAAGATTTAAAAACGAATCAGTTAGCTCAAGATATGATGTGTATAAGTATTCAATATTTAATCGCACAGGTGACACAAAACTTACGATCTATCCGACACCTAATTTTACTTCAAATACACGCATAATAGTGTATTATATAAGAGATGCTGCCACGATAAACCCATCTGGCTTAGATTCACAAGAAATCGACATACCCGAATTTGCTGATTTCTGTACTCAATTCTGCATCGTAAAATTTCACGAAAAAGAAAAGCAATGGCAGTCACTTCAAGTGGCCAAGGCAGAGCTAGAAGAACTTAAACAGCTTATGATTAAAAGTTTAGCTAAGAGAGTCGATGATGAGAATGACGAGATCCGTGGTGATTTCAAGTTCTTTTTCGACTGTCAGTAGGAGATAAATATAATGGGATTTTTCAGTGACGCATTAAAAATAATTAATCCAGTTGGGCTTATAGCGAACAAGGGTATTGCAGATAGTGTTTTTGGCAGCAAAAATGCTGACGGAAGTGTTAACTATAACAACATGCCAGAGATGCCAGTTTTTACAAACGAAGACGGCACTCTAAAAGACCAGTACGAAACGGCTGGAAAAACTAGCTGGCAGCAACTGCAAGCCCAAAATAACCTTGGCAAACTGCAAGGCATGGCAGACACGGAAGGCCCTACTTCTCTAGCTCAAGGACAATTAGATCAAAACAGGCTTAGTTCAAGAAGAAACCTGATGAACCAAACCAAACAGAATCAATCAAGCCTAGCATCTAACATGAGTAACATGTCTCGCTTTGGTGGTTTAGGTGGTGCATCTTCTGAAAGGTTAGCTCAACAAAATATGAGAAATAACAATGCTTCATCTCTAGCAACCAGAGGTCAAGAGCTTGATAACGAGATGACTATTCTTAATCAAGACAATGCAAGAAAAGTCGATCTTCAAAAGTCACTTGCAAATAGCTATCAAAATCAAGCTGCTTACGATGACTCAAAGCTTGATAGAGATATTCAGAGATCAACAGGCTTTCAACAGAACTCATGGCAAGAAATGATGAAGGCATGGGCGGCTAAAAATAGTGCAAGTGAATTACAAGCAGCTAACAAGCCAAGCGGACTACTAGGGCTTGGAATTGCGGGGGTTTTATAATGTGGATACAAGGACTAATGACAGTGGGCAAGATGCTCCAAGACAAAGAGAATCAAAAGCGACAAGGCAAGGTTGACGTAGTTCAAGCTAAGTATGGGCCTTGGTTAAGTCAGGCTGGGGCAAATGCAATGAACGCCACGCAGCTTAATTCAATGGATACAATTAACGATGGTGTTAGCAATATCATTGCAGAGAACGAGGAAGCTGGAAAGTTTCAGAGAATGAAAGATATGTACGAGAGACAAAAATATCAATCTCAAATGAAAAAGCAACATGCAGACAAGCCTCAATATTTAGCAAATGCAGAGAAGGATATTCCTCTAGATCAACTAACGCCTGAGCAGATCATGAAGGGATATTTCTAATGGATAGAAACGATCTGTATAATAAACTAATTCAATTCCAGGAAATGCAGCTAGAGAATGCGCGACCTAGCAAAGCTAAATATGTAGCTGCACTTGCTGATAAATTATCAGGTGGAAATCAAGTACAGGCACTCGGCTTAAATAAACAGCCACAGCCAGAAGAATTGCTAGGTAAATTGCAAAAGCTACAAATGCAACAGGCTGATGCTCAAGTGCAAGATGAGGAAAAGTCTTATAAGCGTAACAGGCAAGCCAAACTGGATGAGTTTAAGGAAGCATACAATAAGCACAACCTTAAAAAGATGGGGCTTGAAGGTCAATTGTTAGATGCAAAAATCAAGGCGTTAAATGCAGAGGCTAATGTTGATAAAAATTCTGATGAGTGGAAGCGTAAAAACTTAAAAGCATTAAAACCGAATGAAAACGAAGCCTTCTCAGCAGGGAGACAAATGCCAGGGTTATTGGCAACAATGAATGCAGCTATCGGTGAAAATAAAGATATAATGGGGCCACTTACAGGTAGATTAAAATCTGCAAACCCATTTAGCGAAAGAGGTCAAAAATTCAATGCTACATCAAAAGCCATTACCCAATTAGTCGGTAAGTTTATGGAAGGTGGTGTCATGAGGAAGGAAGATGAGAAAAAGTATCGAGAGATGCTTCCTCAGTTATCCGATCTTCCAGAAGTTGCGGAATTTAAAGCTCAACAATTGCAGCAATTTTTAACAGCTAAATATAATGACTGGAAGCAAGCAGTTGAAATGAGTGGCTATTATGTGCCTGAGCCAAATGTTCACAACCAAAACAACAAAACAAGCGTTAAGCCAGAGGTAAAGCAACCAGCCTCACTGGACAGCGCGCTAGATGATCTATTTCCAGTAAAGGGTTAGTTTATGTCAATAACCAGAGAAGAAGCTAAGAAGTTAATGGAAGGAGCTATTGCAAGAGGCTATTCAGTCGAGGAAGCAAAAGCCAAGATTCAAGACAAATACTTCAATCAAGAACAAAAAGAAGAACCAATAGACATTGCCGGAAATGCAAAAGCTTTTTTGCAAAACGCTGGTGATGCAGCGACTCTTGGTTACGCACCAGAAATAGCAGCTACTGTCAGAAAAGGCATTGAAGCTGTTTCACCTGATAGTGATATAGATGCTCAATTAAAAGAGCAAGGGTTTACTATCCAAGAAAACGATCAATCAGTAAATGAGATTGCTCAAAACATAAGAAAACAAGTTGCCAGTGATTCTGACAAATTTCCAGTTGCAAGTATCGCTGGACAAGTCGCAGGTTCAATTGGTCTTGGTGGAGCTGCCGGAACTGCGCTGAAAGGCGTTAAGGGAGCAAGAGCATTGGCTGGGGCTGGAAAGGGCTTTAAGGGTATAATGCTTGGTGCTGGTGGTGCTGGCGCAGAAGGTTTCGCATACAATCCAGACTCAGCAGAAGGTGAAGGCGACTTGTTAGACAGGCTTAAAACTGCCGCTATATCAGCCGGAACATTTGGAGCTTTAAAAGGACTTGGCAATGTCGGCAGAAAAATGGGGAAATGGTCTAACGAAAATGCCCTCAAAAGCCTTGGGCTTAAAAAGGGAACAAGAAAGCTAATTTCTCAAAGGGGTAACTTTGATGATGTTGCCCAAGTCATAAAAGAAGTCGACCCATTGAAGTTTAACTCAAGAGATGCAGCAGAGAGTATAAGTTCTGCAAAAAGATTAATTTATGAACCAGCAGAGGACGCAATTAATAAATCAAATGCTCTTGCAAAATTTGATGGCATGACAGGATCAATATACAAGGACTTAAAAAAACCTGTTAGAACAAGGGTCAGTAGAGATTATAACGAAAAGTTAAAAGAACTATTAAAGGAAAACCTCTCTTTTAATGGCGGTAAATCTGACATAAAAAACCTAAACCAAATCAGAAGAGAGATGGATTCATTGGCAAAGTTTGGAGAGAAGGAAGTTAAGAGTACAACCAATGAAGCGGCTGAGGATATAGCCAATAAACTTAGAAAATATGTTGATGAAGGCATGAGCTTTGAAGACCCAGCCATTAGCAAGCAATTCAAAGAAGCCAATAAAAAATATTCAGCCCTTAAAAGCATTGAAAATGACATTGTTGCTGCAACGTCAGAAGATACCAACAGAAGCCCATTCGCCTTGAGAAATATGCTTGCAGTTGGAGGCATTCTAGGGGCTGGCAGGGATGGCGAATTATCATCAGGTGATTTAATGTATGCGGCGCCCTTGCTTGCATATACAGCGTATGGAAAACCTGCAACAAAAAGAGCCTTAATGAAGATTCAAGACAAATTATCAAGGCTTGGTGGTAAAAAAGAAGCCGGAACTGTTAGCAGAAAAATATGGCAATCACTAATGGCAAATCAAGCAGCCCAAGAATAAATCAACCAAAAAGACTAGGGGTTAAGTCAAAGAGAGATAAAGTGATAAAGGAATTATCAAATTTACTACTAACAATACTAGGGGCCGGATTAATCGCAATGCTCACCATCGTTTGGAATTCAAAGGTGGGTAGGGCAGAGTTTGACAAAGTAAAAGCCCAATATCAAACCGATATAGCAGTTATCAAAAATGATATATCTCACATTAAAAATAATACCAGCGAAATAAAAGAAGCTATTTTAAGAATAGAAAAATAAAAGCAAAGCTATCAATGCAGCTAAATTAATTATCTCTTTCAATTCTATCTATACATTTTTGAATGAGTCTTTTTAATCGGGTATCTTTGGTTAAAACTAGCTGATCTTTTAGCCTGTTAATTGAGTCTAATTTATTGATCTTCCTAGGCGGCTTTAAAGATTTTTCCACCCGAATATATTAACATAAATAACTAAATTCTACCCTCAGTTTGTAGTCTTTTTTTAATTGTTTTAATTAATAAAGGGATATCTGAATCACCTTCGATACCTTTACATAGCTTCTCAGCTCTGACTAGATAAGCCTTCATTTCACGACTCATAATAGTGCATGAACACAGGTAAACGAGGTTAGCTATATCACGCTTTAATTGATCTTGCTTACTCAAAACCAAGCCCTCTCATTACACTCTCTAAGCTGGTAAATTTGGAGCCTAGGGCGTCTCTTAGAACTTGCTCTGCCAATGATTTAGAAACAAGAGCAGAGTCATTAATTATTGTATATTCCAGCTCACCATTTACATCTGCAATCCTCAGGAGAATTTCGCCTTCAAATTTCGCTTTTTTCACAATCACGTTTAAATTCTGCCGCTCTATATATGCGAGCTCATCGATCATGTCTTTTTCCATTACATTAAATCCCTTTTAACTTCTTCTTTTAAGCAATCAAAGCAAATGACTCCTGGTATTTCAGAATCAAAATAGGTGTGGTTGTCAGTTTCCTTGCATATCGAACAAGTATTTGTACCCTCTAATTGGGTACAACACTGGAATACATAATCATCAAATACATTTATAAAGTCTTGCATTATTTGACCTCTTTATTTCTTCTAATTTCTGCAATTGTTCCACCACCAAAATAAAAACTCACAACCGCCAATGTTATCTGGCCTAAGTAAAACTCACTCACAGCATCTAATACATTGCTTGCCTCAAGTTCAAAGTGGAAAGTTATGAGTCCTAAGTAAAGCACAAACGCAAAACCAAATAATCCACAGAAGAAAAAAGCAATGACTCTTTGGGCAATCTTAAACGGCTCATAAAGGGTAAGCATCTTTAAGTGAATATCTTTTTTTTCTTCGTCTGTGAAAATTGCTTTATCTATGCCCTTCATTCCACCCTCTACAAGGCTTGATGAACTAAATATTGAACTGACTGCATTTTTAATTAAACTAAACATTAATAATTCCACCTTCTAATTTTATCTTTTCTAATATCTACATGAATAAACCCTGATCTTTTTCCATCGTTATACTTACGACCATCACCAACAGCTTTGAAGTATTTGCAACAAAGCTCATATAACTGATCTAGGAATTGAGGGTGACAGGTAATATCAACTGCATTTCCTCTAATGTGCTGAGAGGTATCTTTGCTGCCGATAATTCGATTATATTCTTTGCATCTAAAAGCTGATGTAACCCAAATAGGATGACCAAAATCAACTCTCAAATGCTGTAATGAAGACATTAAATCAATGCTCATCAACTGACGCTTGCAAGTAGATAAAGAGCAATTGCATTCAAAATCTGACTGCTTAAATAAGGCCATATGTAGCCCCATGTCTTCACCTTTAGGCCAGATAATATGTGATACATTATTCAATCTCCACCTCCGAAATTCTAATGCCTTCAATTCTTGCAAGCTTCTTCTTGAGCCTATAAAGAGCGTTTTGCGTTTCGTATAATTTGTTTCTTGTATGTGCTAGATTTCTTATCAATCTCTCAGCGTGTGATTTACCAGCATGGCAATTATGGCAAACAGTCATAAAGTTATCGATATGAGCATTAGTCTGGTCTCCATCTATATGGTCTTCACATAGAACATGAGGCTCATATCTAATGCCGCAAACTTCGCAGTAATCTAGCTTCTTATAGTCCTTACAAAAGATTTTGTTTTTAGCCCTGGACATATTGCCAGTAGTCTTCTTATGGCAGCTCTCACAAAACTTTCTTTTAAAAGGCTTGCCAGCTCCGTTTTTTCCCATAGAGACCAAGTTCGACTCGCACCTGGAACAGAGCATGTCTTCATAATTCATATAAGCAGTCCTTGGCTTAATTCTTTTTCAACCAATCCATTGGCTTCAATTTCTTTTAACTTCGGGTATATTTCAGCTAATACACATGTATCTGATTCAGCGTTGTGGTGATCTAGCTCAAGCTCAAAATAGTTAGCAAGATACTTTAAATTAGCTTCTGGGAATCCGACTCTCTTAGCGATCTTAACCGTATCTTCAATGTAAAACTGCTCTTCTAACTCTGGTTCGTCATTCATTGGATCAAGCGGTCTTCTCATTAAAGAGTTAAACCAACCATGAAGCCCAACACCTCTGAAAAATATCTCCATGAAGTTTCGATCAAAATATGAACCGTGATGACAAACAAAATTAAGGTGAGCTTTTAGATCATACAAATCTCTAAGTATCTTTTTAGCTGCATCAATGGGCTCATATTCTAGTTCTTCATGTCTGAGTCCATGAATTTCATAGTGAGTTTTTCTGCCATCACTACTGGGCTCGTACCATTTATCAATGACCCATTTTGTTTTTGCCTTAATAGTGAGATAGTCTTTCTTAACTAAATTATTAGAAAAATCTCGCACCTCATATCCAATGGCTATAACCTCGCTCCACTTCTTGCTGAGTCCGGTTGTTTCTACATCATTGAAGAAGTTAAGGGTAGGCCGAGCATACTGCTTGCCTTGACCCTTCCTGGTATTATTCACAGACTTCCCCATGAACAAATAAGTCAGTCGGTTCTTCTGTAATGCCTTCAATACATAGAGGCTCTTGAAGAAAAGCTGGCTTCTTTTGTAGGCGATAGTTGTTAGTTTTTTCTGCCTCTATTAAGGCATCTACTGCGGCATTGTATTGCTTAAAGCCTTCCAGGTAGGTATCTTGATCGCAATGGAAAACAGCAACCGAGTAGGGCGGCTTAGTTTGACATACAAGCCAAGTAAACTTTACCGGCAGCTTATATGCGAGGTTTGCAGAGTGGATATATTTTGCGGCTGACAAACCATAGAGAAGATCGTCTATGCCTTTTCTTTTGAAATTTTTAGGCGTAGGCGAGTAGTGGCAAGTTTTAACATCAACAATGTGAACGTGATCCTCTTTTAAGGAGAGGTAGTCAGGGCGTGTCTTCATAAGCTTACCTGATGGGTGTTGGAAAAATATACTGGTTTCTGCGACTCCATCCCTGACTAGCTCTAAAGCTTCCGGATATTCCGAGAGCTTGATTCTATTATGTTTTACAACTTCATACTGCTTGTCTGTAATGATTGTTTTATTAGGATTTTGCTTTTTAAATTCTTCTGCAAAGTATTTCTCTTTGGTTATGTCTTTATATTTTGCTTTAATTTCTTTTTGAGTTAAAACCTTTTTGCCAAGGGCTTTATTTTTAATCTGTTCTTTGATTTCTTTATCCAGCTTTTTCTTATTTGCCTCTACTAGCTTTTTAACTTTTTCCTTTTCATATATAGCAACTTCTTTTTCAAACAAGTGATCTTCAAGAGTAACAACGTGAATAACCGTGCCTAGATCCATGGCCTCAGACGATTTTTGCACCTTTAACTTCTTTACATAGTCGTGCTCAAATTCCTCGATATTGGAATATGCGACTTTTAATTTAGATGATGAGATATGATCTTTCTCACCGTGATATTCGTCATTGCTTAGGTCTAAGATTACTTCTGGCTCTTTCATTTCAATCCTTTGTTTGTTCTCTAAAAGCCTCGCTAACTTGTGGGAAAATTAACGAGGCAGTCTTTTTTAAGTGGCACCCTTCAAGAGATTTGAACTCTTATCCAACTGATTTGGAATCAGCGACTTTACCAATTAAGCTATCAGGGCACTTTTACTAGAAAGGTATATCCGATGCTGCATAAGCAGAATCAGCTACAGGGGTATTTGCAGCCGGAGAATCATTCGATCCAGTGGTTGCGCCTTCTGACTTAGGGCTTAGAAATTGAACAGAGTGAGCATTAATCTCAGTCGTGTATCTCTTGTTTCCGTCTTTATCATCCCAGCTTCTAGTTGAGTTTTTTCCCTCAATATATGCTTGCTTGCCTTTGGATAAATATTGATTGCACAGCTCGGCTAATTTCCCCCAAACGACAATACGATGCCACTCAGTTTTCTCCTGCTTGGTGCCAGACTTATCAGTGTAGCTCTCGTCAGTCGCAACAGAGAAGTTGCAGACTGCTGCTCCGCTAGGTGTGTACTTGAGCTCCGGATCAGCCCCTAATTTTCCAATAATCATTGTTTTGCTTAAACTCATTTTAATTCTCCTATTTCTTCTTAGTTTTCTTGACTACTTTTTTCTTAGTCTTCTTTTTGGTTTTCTTTTTCTTCTTTTTGGCTAGAGCCTCTAACGCTGTTATCTGGTCAGCAAGCTCTTGCTCTCTTTGCCTTGCCCTTTCCTTATCTTTTGCAATTTGATCTTCATATTTTTCAACCTCTTTTACATTTGACAACAAAGTTCTAAGCGCATATAGCTCATCTTTATATTCAACGGTTCTATTAATATTCTTAGTAAGCATTTCTGTGATTTTTAAAGAGATACGATTCAAGAACATGAATGGGTGTGAATTTTCTTTTGCAATATCTAAAGAACTTCTCATTCCATCTGCGTAGTCCTCACGACTGCGAATAGTCTTTTCAAGGCCTTTGATCTTATTGTTAATTGAATATGTGGAGATACAATCAAAACCAAGTACTTTAGCTGCCGTGAAATTTGTTGCTTTTAGCATTTCGTATTTTTCTTTTGTGAGCCTTGACCTCCCAAAATCCCAGTCACTTATCGAGTACCTAAGAGTGTCAAAGTAATCAAGACTAGGCCTAAGACTTGCGCTTGAACTCGTCTCATTATCATAATTGTAAGCCATCCTAATTCTCCTTCAATGTAGCTGCCATCACTTCTTTTAGCGTGACAGGTTTATATGTTTTAAATAATCTCTGCGCTGTGTAATTGCAGCCGTTAGATGACTTAACTAGCCTCTTCTTTGCTTGAGTGTTAATCTCATCTCTTGCTTGCCTGGCTTGCTGGATGATTTCCTTGTCTTTAAACAGTCTGCTTAATTGGTCTTTTGCCAACCCGAAATCTTGCTTGTGCCTTTCTCTGGCGGCATTGTATTTTGCTACAGCTACTTTTTTAAAGTGAGAGCTCATTGATTAATCCTCTTTTCAAACTCTCTAACTTCCCTTGCAATCTTCTCCATTAATGCAAGGGCTTCTTCTTGTTTATCCTTGGTAATTGGAAAGTTAATGTGCATGCCAATATCTCTTGACGAGTGAGGGTTCATTCCGATATCAACACTAAAGCCATTAAAGGTAGCTCTTACGCTTTCTATTTTGTTTCCGTCCATTATTTCAATTTCTCCGCTAAAGTTTCTGGGTTATATTCACTTCCAACAGTTGATGGATCGTGAAGGTTTTTTGTGATGTAGTATTTGCCAGTGTTATCTTTTTCCTCAACAATTACAGAAAATCGCGGAGCAAATTTAACTAGACCTTTGTTTTCCGCTACAGGATTATATTTCGCTGGTGCATTAGGGTTTTTAATGTCCGTTGATGGTGAAGTCCTATAGGTAAAAACTAATGTCTGTGGAATTGCCTGGAGCTTTGTGTAGATATTATCAATCGAACCTTTAACAGTTTTCCAAGCATGAATTGGTTTACCTTCCATTTTTGCCCTAGCATTTAGCCAAGCATCTGACATTGAATTTACAACTGCGAGATTTTTAACTCCCGACAACGCTTTATCAAAGTTCAAATAAGTTGGCTCATCAATATAAACAGGCTCAAACTTAACTCGATCTGCCAGTGAAGATGACTCATAAAACTTACTAGATTCAACTACAGTGATATCCTTGCTTAATCTACTAGCAAGACCAAGGGCAATTGTTACGTTGCTTGTTTGGTTGGTTCCGCAAATAGCTATTTTGGGAATTGCTTTTCTAATTGTTGTCATTGCTTTCCTCCATGAGTTCTTCGCAAAATGTCACTTTTTCTTTATTATCTATATTGTGATTTATCGAGGTATGAGTCGGCTCAATGTGATTGCAAGGCAAAGAAGCCCTAGCAATATCCCTACTCTCAGCCTTTACAAGATAGGTTTTTTTGGTAGTTTTTTGCTCGTATTCAATGGTCTTTACCATGAACGATTTTAATTTTTCCATTAAAGGATCTCCTTAGTTGCTTCTTTTAACCATGATAAAAATATTCTAATTCTTTTCATTACAAGAATTCCTTTAGTTCTGAAATGCTATCGAGGACGTAAATTTGGCCATAGTTGCTGAAGGCACTTTTAATTGCCGCCTCAAAGGATGAGTGAACACCAGACCAACCTTGACCAATTCCCTCAAGGTTCCCGAACATGTATTTATCAGGCCCACTAAGGCTCACCATTTTTGAAAGCTTATAAATGCTTCCGTTGGTATGCTTAAAAATTACCGTCTGATCCATTGATATCTCATCAATAGAAATTTCAGTGCATTTTTTAGTCTCAACTACTTTTCTCATTTCCCTTTACCTCCATCTGATAACGTGCCATGAGAGTTGCATCTACAATCCCATCATGAAAAATTTTACATCTGCTATTTTTTCTAAAATCAAAGCCTGGATAAATAACTTTCACAGCATCCAAGGCCATTGCTTTTGTGTCTCTTGATTTCTTATTTGCTTTTTTAATTGGCTTAATCTTGTACTCACTAAAGATATATTTCTGCCACTTCTTAGGCTCTACTAGATGAAGCTCATAACCTAAACACTCGAAAAATGAACGAACAGATCCAAAATTGTCACCCATAGAGACAGCACCCTTTCCAAGATTTCTGCCATGTGATCTGCCAATTTCCATCGTTACATATATAGAAGTTTCAGCGATTGATTCACACCTCATAACAAAGTCACGAAGCTTAACTACATCAACGATATTTGCTCCCCATGATGATTTAGTCATAGGCATAACAGATACTTTTTCAATTTCACCGCATGGAGAGAGTAGAGCTAGTCCACCGTTACTTCCAAAATCTACACCGAGTGAGTAATTCATAATCCATTAAACTGATTACTCATTCCCCGAAGGGCCTTGCAGGGCGGAAAGAAAAAAAACTACATCAAAACGTTTGGCTAAAAAAGTAAGGATTTAGTAAGGAAAACACCCTGCAAGGTATATGAATAATTGGTTTGTTAAACTCCGCTTTGTTTGTTGGGTAGGTCTAGTGGGTTAGACCTACGTTTATTTCGTTATAGTAATTATATCAATTGGGTTAGGTGAGTGCATAACCCTTTTTTGGTCAGTTTTTTGACGAGTTGAACTTGCCGTTGATTAACTTAACTCTTAGCTCGTTAAATCTGCTATGTGCTAGTTTTTTATCTTCATCGACTCTTGGGTTGTAGGTTTCGCTTACGTAGAGTATATCACCGTTCTCACTGATATCTTCTATTAGCTCCACGAAGATATATTTATTCTTATACTCAAGGGTTAGTGTGAAAAGCCTGTGCTTGAATTTTAGCTTTTGCATTATTTGAAGCCTAGTTTTTGTTTAACCTTCCCTAAGAGAATGCGCTCCCTGGTCTGGATAGTTGAGGTGTTTTCATTGACCGCTTGAAAATCAACAACGTCCGTTCCTTTATAGCTATTTATTGCTTCCTCAATTTCTTGCCAGGTTAGTTCTTTGGTTTCTTGGTGGACTTGCCAGCCATCTTCCATGCTGCATAAATCGTATTCTGTAAATTCACGAACTTCCGATATAATGTAATCACAGTCATCAGCTTTAAATCTTACTGGGAATCCTTCTTGAACGTGCTTAACGGCATTCCATAACTTCATTGGTTTTTCTCCTTGTATTCTTTAATTAGATTTTTGATAAGTGTTTTTCCACAAGCTCTACCACCGGATAAGATCATTTTTCCTGTAATCTTTTTTCTTAAGTAAAAATCAGCATACCTCAATTGCCATTTTGTTAATTCAAATTCCGGGTATTTATCCTTCACGAACTTTTCAAAGTCGCTCATTTAATCATCTCCTTAAAGCGTTCATAAAAAATGAACACTTCCTTTTCAGTGAACAAGTCCAGTGTTTTCAGAGGTTTAAGCTGCTGTTAACTGTGTTCATCTTTGTTCACTATTTTGTTAAAATATTCAATTTTCTTTTTCTCATTCTGCTCATTAAATAACTCCCTAAAGACATTCTGAAATCTAACTTGTAACCCGATAGAAATATTTAAAACAAATCCATCAATTGACACGCCATAGATTTCATCAGTCTCTAGGGTGTGAGCTCCTACAGCTAGGCGGTAAGCACACAGTCGTTTCGGGCTTTGGATTGGAAGCTGGTCATTGTCGCAACTAATTAATATATGAATAAGTGCTTCCAAATCCAAGGTTGGATTGGTGAGGTGTTCTTGTTTGGCGTAGGGTAGGAGGGTTGATATCATTTTATCTTAACCTTGACCTGATTTCCTTTAAGCTTGTTTCTTTTAAAAGTTTTCCGTTACTGTAGACCGTGGTTAGCAAATCTTCCTCTCTTAAAAAAACTCTAACATTCAATGTTTCATCATCGATAGTATTTAATTTTCCGTTTTGTGGGCTCCTTAAAACTGCACATCGACCCTTCAGTGATTTCTTGGTTCCATCATCAGTAACTGGGTCTTTGAAAATAGCCCTTTCGCTGCCGTTAATAGTTACGTTAGTTGCTTTCATGGCAAACCCTAAGCTATCTCTAGTTAAGTATTGATATGTATATGAACCGATGCCAAAGACTACGTTGGTAGAGGCAAAGCCTTTTTGCTTGAGTCTTTTGCAAATATCCTCACAGATTTCAAGGGTAATTGAGTCGCCATAGATTGCACCGATTTTAGGATTTAAAACTTTGTATCCTTGTTCATTTACATGACCGCCAAAAACATCCCACAAAAGTTCAATGACACCTTTTTCCTCTGGTGTATTTTTAAATTGAGCTTCTGGATTTTTACCAATTCCACAAATAATGTCAGCAGGATTACCACTGTCAGGACGAATAACAACCTTGTCAATTGAACCTTCTCCACCATCTCTAGCTAGGATTTTATCCTTTAACTTCGGCAAGGTGTCAGTCATTACATGCCATAAATCCCAAGTATCAGAAACGATACTTACAATTCCAGTGGGATGAATGTCTTCAATCAATCTGCGATAAGTTTCATATTCATCATCTGCACCGCCAGCACACATCACCGAATGCTCCGTTGCTGGAACACTACATGCAACTAATTCTTCATCGAGGTTAGCGTTATAGTAATGTTCAGCGTAGGCAAGGACTGGAAGTGTGTCTGAGCCATCAAATGCAGTGATGTGACCCATTCCTGACCTTGCTGCATCTTCTAGTCCACTCATTCCCCTGGCTGAAAAATCGTGACCTTGAAAACCTACACCTTCCGTTGATCCAGTTGTTTCAAGTGCATACTTGTCAAGGATTTGGCGATATTTTCTAGCGATGGAAGCGGTGGTGCAGGGTTTCCATAACAGTGCTGAAAAGAAAGTTTCAAGATAGTTTGTAAGCCAGAAAAAATCATTATGGGTATTCTCAATAGTTAGTATTGGAACCCGAAAAGGAACAAGTGTACCCTCATCTAATGCCTTGATCTCTAGTGGCAAATAACCCAGATCATGCAATGACTCCCAGTGAGATGTGTCTGCATCTTGAATAAAAAGATAAGACTTAATCGCTCTTTTGTACTCGGCCATTACATCTTCTTTTGATCTGCTAAAAAATTGCTCGTCAAACAGATCGTGCATTTCTTTAATTGCACCTTGAAAGCCAAAGGCTACAACCTCATCTACTTGAGGTAAGTGCTTTCCTGATCTTGGGATCCATGTTGAGTAAACCTTTTCAGTTCCTTCTGGGTATTGATTTTTGTGGCTTAGTTTGTAACCGTCTGCTGCTAATGTTGCTAATAACTTCATTTGATTTCTCCTTTGTGGGTAAAGATTCTATTAATTCCTGCGTCTTTTAGTGTTTGTATTCCTTTTGAAAAAATGCCGTGAGTGACATATAGATTGACCTCTGCTGCGCCTTGACTTAGAAGCTCGGCTGCCAGTAGTTTAAAGGTCATTCCACCGTCACAAATGTCGTCAATGATTAGACATTTTCTTGAATCAACTTCTCCATCAATTTCATAGTTAGTGATATATCCAGTTGCTTCATCTCTTTCTTTTTCACCAATGCAGTATGGGTAGCCCTCAAGGATTGGCATATCTAAATACCTTTTTGCACCACTATCTGGAATAACTATTACATCGGGGTTAGATGCTATGAGAGCTGTTCGTATTTCTTTGTTAGGCAAGATATTTTCAGCACTTTTAAAAAAATGATTAAATTTTCGAGAGTGGGCATCAAGTGTTTTTACTTCCCAGAAGCCCATGCTGTTAATAATCCTGGATAGACTTAGAAGCGCAAATGTCTGCATATCCGAAACAGGCTTATCCTGTCTTCCATATGGGAGATAGGGCATGTAAAGTGAGGCTGAGAATCTTTTAAATTCTACGAGATCGGCAAGTTGCTTAAGTTGAATTATTTCTGATTCACTTTCAAACTCCCACGTTATTTGTTGGCGACCATTAACAAATAAATCACTAATCTTCCAAATCTGTGATGTTTTATCTGGAAAAATGGTTGGCTTTATTTCATGGCCATTTAGTTTAATCATTTATTCTCCTTATTTTTTCTTGTCTGTTAGACGGTTTCTTAGATTAAATTTCTCTTTAAAATTAGCGAACTTCACTGGTATACATTTCTGGTAAATTTGCATTTTAGGATTGTACTCAAGTGAAAAATACTGATGCAGTTTATTGAAGCCCCTTGATTTATCAGCACGAACAAAAGTGTGTTTTTTGTCATCGATCTGAATCATTTGAAGCATGTAACTGAACTCAGCCAAGTTAATAATTGTAGCTCCACCACGAACATCATCCTTTGAGGGCTCACCAGCAGCACCGACACCCTTACCTTTTCCAAGGTGCATAATTGGAACAACTGGAACCTGAAAAGTTTGTGCCATTTTCTTAACCCTTGTGGCGATCCTCGATTGAACATGAATCTGTTTATCTGCATACATTCCGCTAGTAGTGAGATTGTCGATAATTAAGATGTGAGCTCCTGACTCGGCAAACATTAAAGCAAGGTCATTAACCATAGTAATTGGATCACGTTCATTGACTCCAGGATCTTGCTCGCTGTAAATAACCAAGTTGTGATTAAACAAATCTTGTAGTTTTTGCGCTCTTACTGGGGATTCTTTCTGAATGTCTTTGATAATTTGGAGCATCTCAACTTTAAAATCGATCGTGGTTTCTTCTGATAAGTAGAGAAAAATTGTCATTTCTTGATTGGCTGTTAAATGGTCTAAAATTATTGTTCTAACTAGAGTAGATTTACCGCTATCTGTGGGAGCTGAAATAACGTGCATTTTTCCATCACGAAAACCCTTGTGCTGACCTAAAAAAGTCATCGAGGTTACATGATTCATAACACTCTTTTTTTGCAGCTCTAGCTCTATTTTCTGATTGTCTTGAAAATGGCTCATATCCAAGGCTCCACTTTATCGAAGGCATCTGCTAGGGTCTGGTTGATTTCATCGTCTATGGCTTTAATTTGGGCCTCTATGGACTCAATTTTTTCCTCTCCTGTATAGTTTGCGAAGTTTGTCTTGGAAAACAGGGTTTTTGGGCGTAAAAACTTGTTCATTTTTTCATCGGCTAACCACTCGATAGATTTGTTGCTGATAACGTGCTCAAAATCACTGAATTCATAGCCTTCTTTTAGGCGTGAAATTATCAAGTCGAGATTGGTATTAACTGGCCTATATTTCTTGCTAGCTTTTTTGTTTAGTAGCTCAAGTATCTCTTTGGCTTTTTCTCTGTGCTTTGAATTATTAGCTTTCTTTGGTTTTTCTTCTAATGGAAGTTCGATGGTTTCACTAACAATTTTTAGGGGCTCTTTCGGTGTTGTTGATTTATCAACAATACATAATATATTCTCTTTCTCTTTCTCTTTCTCTTTCTCTTTCTCTACGGTTTCATTTCCCATATATTTCGGTAGGTTAGGAATATTTATCTGGAGTGAAGACTCAATATAAGTTGAGTTTATATTGAACTTATCTTGAAGATAAACTAAGTATATGTTGAGTTTACGAGTGTTTATTCTAAGCCTATCCCTAAGAAATCTCGTATGAAACTTAAAAGTGTTAGTTCTTTCTTTTACTGGTGTTTGGTAATATTTTTCAGTGCACATTTCTAAAATAGTAAAAAAGTAGAAGTATGACTCTTTGCCCATATCATCAATCATCTGCATGATCTTTTCATCTTTTCCGGCAATCGCAGAGTGCTTGAACCAGAAGCCTGTGTCGCTTTTACTTTCTCCGTAAGCCATTATTTAACCTCGCTTTCCATTTGCTCAGTTTCCTCGTAAATGTCATAAACACTTGGTTGAACTAGCTCTAGTAGCTTCTCTAGGTCATTTTCGTTACAAGCCGCTCTGAGATCGCTCCAAAATTGAGTTAATTGCTGATGGTTTTCCATTCCCCTCTCCTTTGCTTGTTAATTGCCCTTGCTGGATAGCGGGTTATCAACAAGGCGCATTAATTGACTAAGTGCTCAAAAAACTTAGAAATAACTTAATTACTGTTGCGCCTGATTTAGAAACTAGGATATAGTCAGAATCAGGAGCTAGACCTTCATTTCTATGTTGGCCTTTGCTTTGTTTGTTTGGCTGGAGAATAAAGAGGGTTTAATAGGGTGGGACTAAGTATTTGATTACTAGACCTATGAACTCTCTCTCCGGCTTTAATAATTATCTTATTTCTGCGTATTTCTCGCTTTTTATAGTTTAGGCTTTCACATGGGGTCACTGTCAAATATTTGCACGACAGTTTTTTGACGTAATTGAATATAGTTTGAATTGGTGTTAGAAGTTTTGCTGTTGTCACTTTGGCACGTCCTTTGTGTATCTACTTACGATCTTGGCGGTGAGCGAGTAGATTTTTTAGTTATTAGCAGACTTCCTGTCTGTGAATGTTTCCTGATGGAGATAATATATTTTTATTATTTCCAGTTGGCAATAGTTTTTTTAATTAAAAAGAAACATTGTTCATTATGGGAAACAATTTGAACTTTTCGTCTAATCTTTTGTCAGCCAGAAAGCGCCTTGGGATAACTCAAGAGGCCCTTGCTGAGGCCACTGGAATTGCAAGGATAACTATTGCCAACTGGGAAAATGGACGCAAAAAGCCCAGTATGGACATGATCAAGCCGCTATCCTTAGCTTTAGGGATTACATCAGATGAGCTTTTGGGTATTGAGAGCAAATCAGCTCCAAGCCAACTATTAACCAACTCAATAAAAAACATTGTAGAATCAGATGACTTCAAGGTTGTGCTGGATCATTTGGGCTATGATATAATTAAGAAATAGGGGAATTTATGAAAAATCTAATCATTTTAGCTGTTTTATTTATGTCTACTAGCTTGCTTGCCGGTCAAGCTGAATTTTGTGCTGGCTTCAAAGAGGGCTACAAGGCCGTAAAAGGTGATATTGCTATAGTACCTATTTGCCCAATAGCTCCAATTACACCTATCGGATCTAACGACTACAGAGAAGGCCTAAAGAAGGGCATGGCTTATGCTCAAGCCGGTATGTAATATCCTTATCTGAATAATTTACTGAAAAATTAATAAGCATGTGATAATGGTCTTATATGACCTATCAAATGACTGAATTCCAGGAATGGTTGGTGTATGCAATCATTCCTTTTCTTATTTTCTTTGTGCCTGTGTTGCTTTTAGAAGTTACTGAGAGATTTAATAGATCAAAGTAGCCGCCCTTTAGTGGGAATAAAGAGCAGCTAGGAGTCTTTGTTTGTTGAAGCTACTTTATTTATATTGGAATAGATTGCCAATAGCTATCGGCAGAATGATTGGTTAATGATTTTGTAAACAAAAATCAGCTAGAATTTACTTGGTTGAATGCGGTGATTCTAGTCAGTTGGTTGGCTGGTTGGTTAATTGATTAGTTTGATCAATCCCAAAAATCCCTCATTGTATTCTTTAACTGATTAGAGTCAGAGCTGTCATAGAGCATTGTAGTTTTTGGTGATGAGTGACCCATGATTCGACCGATATCAACTACATTTTGAGTCTTAGAGAGTGCATTAGTTGCAAATGAAGCTCTGGCAGCATGAGGGTAAACATGCTTTCCCAGTCTTTTGAAACACAGCTTGGTAACTATTCTGTAAACAGTCATGGCGGCAATATGCTTAGCTTTTCCCTGTCCTTGAAATATATATTTATCACCAGCAATTTTTCTACATTTATCAGCAATAGAATATGGAATTGGAACTTCACGATCCTTGTCCCCTTTGCCATTGATTTTAATTAAGCCATAGCTTATGTCTTTAACTTTCAAGCCAGCAATTTCACTTCTTCTTAAACCTAGAAAAAGAGCAAACCAAATAATTAAATAATCTCTTTCGTTGTCAGTCGCATCTAAAACTTTTTTAGCTTCGATAGAAGTGATTGTGTTATTTCTAGCATGATTCTGTTTCTTAATTTTGGGAAGATTAACTTTAGAGGTTGGATTGTTATCAATCATATTTTCACCAACTAAATAATCTAAGAAGCTTTTTATAAAAGAAAACTTCTGTTGAATCGTTGCTGGTTTATATTTATTAGCAATCAGAATGTCTCTGTATTTAATTAGATGATTAATTTTTAAGCTGCTTAGTTTTTTGATTTTTATCTCATCTATGAAGTCATTTAAAATTGCAACAGCTTGAGATTTTGTTGTCTTGTTTAAATAGTTAGATGAAAAGTTTTTGATAATTTCTTTTGAAGACATTTTTCTTTCCTTGTTTGTTTGACTTAAAGTTTAATGGAAAAACAAATGAAAGAGTAGGTGTATTTATAAATAGATTGATTAATAGAATGTAATAGAGGCTGACTATTAGCTTGATTGAGAGTGTGGATAAGTAAAATAAAATGCGAAGCTGAAGGGTTGAAATGCTAGTCGTTCAAGCATCTGTGAACGATTTATCTTGTCCAGTCTTGTCTAAAATTGTTCCACAAGAAACATTGTAGAACATTGCTGGCTAAGTCTTTGATATCGTTGAGGAAAGTTGCCAGCTAGGTAGCAGTAGCCATTGGCCAGCTATAATGTACGGATAATTACACTTTATGAAGCCTATATATTCGTTTTAAGCGTGTGTTTTTAATTATGTATGTGCTTGTATACCTTTGAATGATGAGGCTTATACAAAGGATTTGAAAGGGATTCGATTTTTGATTTGATAGGGGGGGGTGGGGGTCTTGTCTGCTGCGCTAGTTTTATTTTACCATCCCCCAATTTTATTCCCCCTCTCCCTAATATGTAACAACCAGCACTCACTGACCTTTTTCGGGTGTCATTTGTTACATTTTAAAGGTCACAATTTGTGATATGTGATTTTTCGACACACACCTAAAAAATTTCTTCTCAATAATAATCACGATCTCAGCCATCCTCCCAATTATTTCATTTTTTCATTTGACAACCAACCCACATGAAAGCCTACAATGGACAGGAGCCGACAATTTCCGTCCCAGGAGTTGCAGGTTCAACTACAAACATTGCTAAGGAGAAAGAAATGAGTAAAGGATTACGTCCTTGCGACCTATTTTCTATGGGTTTCAAGCAGTTCACAGGCACAACAGATTATTTCATCGACGTTAACGGAACAGTTTACACTACAAGACGTGGTGGACAGTTTTTAAGACCTTATTACGATGGCGATAGATTGCTAGTCAGAATTAATCACGCATCAGGAAGTTCAAGAAGATCGCTTTTAAGAGAAGTTGTCATTCAATTCACTGATTGGAATCCCAATATGAATGACCGCATTTCACTTAAAAAAGACAATGCCGATTACCACCCAAGAAATCTACAGATTAACAGATCCAAAAACCCTAGAAGCAAGCAACTAAGGCTTGAGAGGTCTGAGGAACGTCTGGATTTCTGGAATATTAACGATACAGCATTATATTGCGGCTAACCCACTAGCCATTTAAACAAACAAAGAAAGGAATAAGAAATGAATCAATACACCAAAGGAACGGCTGAAATAGTCCGTCACATGATGCTCAGACACGATATCACGCCATCGGATATTTCAAAAAAAGCCAACGTAAGCAAATACACTTGGGGCAAATTCATCAAAGGAAGCAGCTTAACAGTTTCCAGGATCCAAGACATTTTTGCAGCTATTTTCGTTTTATCAGAAAAAATGACGACTGATGAACTAGAAGCCTACAT